TCCGCGTCGAGCGCATAGACATGGCAGTACACGTCTGGCTCGCCGAGATGCCAAGGCTCATAATCCCAATTGAGGACAGCAAGGATCCAGAGGGAGTTGAAGACTTCTGGTCAGCGCTCGTTGAGCATGCTGAACTTCTTGCGGAAGGTCTGTACCAAGACTAAACTCAGGAAAGTAAGATGGTGGCATGAACGAAACAACGAAAGGACATCAAGTGCTTACATTCACTGTCAAAGAAGAAACGAAGTACCACAAGTCGGCAGGCGAGACTGCCTCTTGGTACTACGAAGTGCTTGTACCAGCCGGCGTGTACAAGGCACGCTGCACGACATTGGGCGGGGACGAGACTGACCTCGAGAATGCGTATTGGGTAACAGCAACACTGCACGGGACGTGCGTCAATGGTTGGCTGCCTGGCTATAAGTGCAACGGCGCTGAAAAGGAATTTGGCAAGCCAATGGACAACCGTGTCCAGACATACGGATTCATGGTCCGCGACAGCATTGCGAAGGGCGAAGGTCCGTGGCAAGTCCAAGAACTCGGGACTGTAAAATAGTCTCACAAGGATTGGTCGGGTAACACCGACCAGGAAGGTACAGGGTAATCCCTGCTAAGCAAAGCACACATCAAGCACAAGAGCATACTGGCCGGACACCGGCTGGTCCCTGCCAAGCACGCAAGTATGAGTAGCGGCCTTCCAAATTTTACTCGGGATTGTAAAATGATCTCACAACGACGGAAGGAAGAAAATGAAACTTACATACGAAGTGGATGTCGCATTTAGCGATGACTACCCAACACTCACACATTCCCTTGAGGCCCTGCGAAAGCTTTGCCCATCGGCATGGGTAAGAATTGACCAGGCTGAAGGCCCGGGTGGCGGATGGCCAGTCGTGACGGTCAGGCTCGACGAGTGGGACAATGACGGGTTCTGCACGTGGTATGGCGGCGAAGGCGCAACGGCCGAAAGTCTGCTCGCCGAGTGCGACATTGAACCGATCCGCGAGGAAGGTCACCCAGGGATCTGGGACTAACTCGGGAATGTAAAATGATCTCGCACAGGTGGCGAGGGCAAGCCTAGCCGCACAGCGCGGACGGGTCATGAGTGAGCGGTATTCCTCCTGCAGGGGGCTTTACTAACCAAAGTGGCATGGCGACCACTAGGCCGACACTCGTCCTCCCACCTGTGAGGAACGGAGATATGCGAGGTGGCGTGTGGCCACACGGACTGCCTAAGGCTCAATCCCGAAAGGGGCGTCTGAACCATCTCGCTAAGTCTCTGTTCTCGGGAACGTAAAATGATTCAACACACGACGGAAGGACACACATGAAACTACAGACAGTTGAAGTCACGTTCAATGCGGAGCACTACAGCCTCGTGGTTGCTCTCAAGCAAGCAGCCACCGACTGGCTTGCGGATCGCGAGCGCGCAGGCGAAAGCGACACTGTTGTCGAGATCGGGACATTCATCACAGATGAAGTCTCTCCTGAGTTGAAGCGCAAACTCCGGAACTTATAATGGTCTCGTACAACCGACCACGATGAAAGGACAGCAATGACAGACGAAGCACTCGCCAACATTGGCTACGTGAATCACATCAACAAAGTGTCAGGCGGCAGCTACACTTGGGAAGACCTGAAGGAGATGGGCCTTCCAACCTACGTGACACCTGAAGGGTGGATAACCTGGGAGTAGCAAACTCAGGAATGTATAATGATCTCATCACGACGAAAGGACACAAAGTGTTAGCAGCTCAAGACATTGTTATCTCAGGAGAGTTCATTGATAGCGTAAGCTTCATGATAATTGGAGCGAGCCTTGCGGTTCTCACAATGATCTACCTGAATCTCAGGAAAGTAAAATAGTCTCGCGGGTTGGAACGACCCACACCTTCCGATTATGGAAGGCCCTGGCCCAGGGTAAAAGTTCCAGGGCGCTCATCAAACTACGGAATGTAGAATGATAGCATACCCGGTACGCCGGGAAACAACATAGCAACTACCTGGTTGCGAACGACCCGTCCCTGCAAGTTAAGGCTCTGCATAACGATAAGGCTCTGATCAATCCCGGGATTGACCATCCGTCCTCCTCTTAGTTATCCGTCCACTTCTCGCACACGTTGTATCGTTCAAGGCCGCCGACGGGCGAAGGGTAGGGAGGTAGCTCCTCCAGCTATGTTGCTTCCCGGCGAACTGAGGAACATATAATGATCTCACACCAACGACGAAGGGACAAAACGCATGGACTATAAAGTAGGGGACACGGTCGTGTACTCACCATTTGGAAGCACACGAGTTAAGATAGGTGTCATAACAGCAAAGCATGCAATTGTCGGCCACGGCTGTCAGCCAGGCTTTGTAATGACCACAGAAGTCGGTAGTGGCTTTTGGGGACTGGACTCACAGATTCTTGAGGTTCGCCCAGCCGAAGTGTAAAACTCAGGACTGTACAATGAGCTCAACAACGACGAAGGGACATCACATGAAAGCCACACAGGAACAGACATACACGGTCATGATCGGCGATGCGGGTGGTAGCGAAGTCTACCGAACTGGCCTCACGCTCGAGCGCGCTCGTGAGATGGTGGAAGCATGCGCACACCACAACAAGACCAATGACTCTGGCTACGTTCTCTGGATCTCGATCTAGGGAACGTATAATGTACTCACCAACGACGAAAGGACAACAATGGACCAAGATGAAATGACACGAGTAGATATTCCTGGAAGCTTTGTCGCTCGAGTAAAGTACGGAAAAATTGTCGGATTTGACTTCGAGCCAGCTGCAGCTTTTGCGGGTTGGTTTGGTCCCGAGATTGAAATTGTTGATGGACCTGAAGTCCAAGCAGAAGACTTTTGGAACATGGTCTCGGCTAAAATTAGTCATGACTATGACTTCAAGTCATCAGTAATTGCGGTCAACTGGGTCTGCTAATTCTCAGGATTGTAAAATAATCTCATCAACCTACGACGAAAGGACAAGCAATGACAATAATGGCAATTGACACGCAGGAAGGCATCGAGCACTACCGAATGTGCCTACTGATCGGCGGGCTACGCCTCGAGATCAAAACGGGCATGAAATATGTACGGGGGGTCTCATTGATCAGAGTGGCACAGGAATACGGGTGCCCGAAGAACACCAAGAAGGGCGCACTGGCCTGGATGGAAGACTTCTACAAAGCAACTTACGGCTGGGCCTACGGGTCCCAGTCGTAAGGCTTCGGCTGACGGGATCTCAGGATCCTATAATGATCTCATCAACGAACAACGAAGGGACCAAGCAATGACCAACCCAAGCATCAGTGACTATGCTCACTGGAACGAAGAGGCAAGCATCATCAAGGCGCAGGAAGACCGCTATGCGGACTACTACGCCGAGCCGTCGTATGACGATGATGATGGCGACTGGGAATAAGTCCCGGCCTGCCATAGGGCCGCAAAGGCATGACGGGCACGCTTTCGAGCGGCCCGGCCTGCCATAGGCCCAAGAACTGTTGACGGGCAGTTGCTAGCGCGTTCTTCGTCGTGCGCGCTAGCACGCAAGCGAGACGCGTGATCGGCCGGAATGGTCGCCGGCTGACACGCGCCGTCGCTGAACTCAGGAATGTAAAGTAGTGGCATGACGACGATCACAGCATTTGGAGAGGCAAGTAACCCGAAGGTCCGAAAGGCCCGCCTTGAGTTTGAGGCCCTAACGCCTAGGCGGCAGGCCCAGTATGAAGCGGCGGTAGACTGCGGCGCTGACCACGAAGACGCAATGGAAGCGGCCATGCGACTAGCTGACTGAACTCGGGAACTTATAATGATCATCGCAGTTGGATAACACTGCTCTAACCTCGTCGCACTGGGCGGCGTCTGAGTTATCCACCCAGTACTAAAACTCGGGATCGTATAATGATCTCGTAACCACGACGAAGGGAAAATAATGGACGAAAGAATAGACGATAAAGCGAGCGAGATCTGCGAGATCATGGAAGGATCAGATCTTGACGTGAATCAAGTTTACGGCGAGTTAGTTCGTGAACTGGTTCAAGAAGGAAAATTCACGAACGAAGAGATCGGAATGATCTTGAACGAGGTGGAAGAAAAGGTCAAGATCCTGAGTGAGTGGTACGAGAAGATGGGGATGTAAAAACTCAGGAAAGTATAATGATCTCACAAGTTCAAACGACGAAAGGACTGAATATGGATTCAGATCAAACCTGTAAATGCGGATTCACGTATCAAGATTGGATGGATTACGACGTACCCTGTCCAGCGCCAGAGAACGCCGATCTTCACCTGTGGGAGCAATCCAACTAAAACTCAGGAAAGTATAATGATCTCATACCTACGACGAAAGGACGAAAGATGAAAACGACCAAGCCATCAACCCGAGCCCACGAGGTTTATGATCGCAAGTTCAAGTTGATCAGGTTCTCAGGTTCACGTGAAAACTGCAACAAGTTCTGGGTGGCGCAGGCTCCCCAAGTCCGGCAGGATCTCGAGGTCCGCGTGGCCGCCCGATAAGGGCGGCACGTAATCTCGGGAAAGTAAAATGTACTCATCACCACGACGAAGGGACACGAAATGAAAGCAATCATCCGCGCAATCAAGATTGGGATTGGGGTGGCACGTACCAACGGCATCCGCGCCGGCGTCAAAACGGGCCGCCACTTCTACTACTGGGCTCCAAGGACCCGGTGGTAGAAACTCCGGAAAGTATAATTAACTCATCACCACGACGAAAGGACCAGTAATGATTCTGAGACTGAGAATGTTCATCGCATGCTCCCGTGCGTATGGAATCCGTCACGGATTCCGCACCGCCACTAACTTCCATAAGTGGTAGAAACTCCGGAAAGTAAAATGAGTACATGCCTCAGCACGTTGAGGACATCATAGCAGCCGCAAGGTTGCGAACGAGACGTCACTGAATGATAAGGCTCTGTTCAGAAGATAAGGCTCTACGCGGTTCCCGGGACCACGGTATCCGTCCTCCTCTCACGACATCCGCCCTCCTCTTACATACGGTTCAAGTTCGCAACGCCCGACGGGGAACTTGCGGTGAGGTTAGCTACCTCCGCTGTGGCGTCCTCAGCGTTCTGAGGAATGTATAATGATCTCGTACACCACGACGAAAGGACCCAAAATGAAACGATTCATCGGTGCAGTGCAGATCGGAATCTTCTGGACCAAGAAAGCCGGAATCCGACGCGGGATCAAGAGCGCCCGCCACTACCACTACTGGTACGCAAGGACAGGGTGGTAAACTCTGGAAAGTAAGATGAGATCACACCACGGCGAAAGGAATCCCATGAACACGAAAGAGACCAAGCTCGATGTCATCGAGCGCATCGAAGGCCAACTTGACCTCCATGACACGTTCAACGCGATCTACGAGGCCAATTACTGTCTTGAGTATGAACTCATCTTCCGCGATGAGTTTGCGCTCGAGCTTGAGAAAGCGACCGACCAGCTGAAAGAAGATGACGATGTCCTCATCTTCGCAATGAAGTTGCGGGTACTGCGCCAGGACATCGAGGCGCAGTAAACTCAGGAATGTATAATGATCTCATGAAAACAGCGACCAAACCAAATACACGATGGACCGAAGGCGACCGCCAGGCGTTTGCCGACCGCAATATCCTGCGGGCGACTCAAGTCCCCAACAAGAAGCGGATCGCCGCACGGCAAGCCTGCCGAGGCAAGCGGTGGGCCGAATAGGTTCTCCGGAACCTATAATGATCTCATACACGACGACACAAGGAGAGAACAATGGGCTTTGGATCAGGATTCAACTTACCACCGGGTTGCTATGAAAGAGACCTCCCGGGGTACAACGACATTGAAGTAGACATGGACTTCTTCTGCAGTGACTGCGATCACGAGTGGACTGAATCAGATGTCACGGTTGACGAGCGCGGTTGCGATGATGTGGAGGCGGAATGCCCGCAATGCAGCAAGACGGTGAGCAAGGACTACAGTCCACCGTCCCGCTGGGACTGAACTCAGGAAAGTAGAATGGTGACATGGAATACGGACCAACGACAGCGCAGAGGCAGCTGGTAAAGCGGCTGCTACTCGAGCGGGAAGTAAACAACATGTGGCTGTTGCGGACAGCTGAAGACCCAGCTCTCACGAAGCAGATGATGTCTCAGGTAATCAACCGATTACTTGAGTGCCCGCCAAGGCGCGGGTGAAGACTCTAAAACTCAAGAAAGTAGAATGACGACATGAAAAAGTACAGCGTTGAACTTACACTGACCCAACTAACCTGGCTCGAGACAGCTATCGGCGGCGAAGTGCTATCAATCCTCAAGCGGATTGAAAGCATCGAGAACGAAGATGACGGCGAGCGCCTAGCCTACCTGCGCAAGCGGGTTGACACGGCGAAAGGCCTTGCGAGGATCATCGGCAATGCGACCGAGCGCGCGGTTGAAGATTACGAAGAATGGGTTATCGCCGGCTTCGTGAAAGAGCTTGAGGACCTCTAGGGAAAGTAGAATAAGACCATGACAACGACAAAAGACATCAAGCAAATGGCGAGTGACATTCTCGAGATGGTTAAATACGAGTACTCGCACTGCGACCCGTACGAAGCGATGGAAGAATTGGTACGGGTGTATAAGCGTGAAGAGAAGTTGACTGCCGTCGAGGTTGCGCGGTTGATGAAAGAGCTGGGGTAGGAACTCCGGATCGTAAAATGATCTCACAACGAAAGGACAAAACATGGATTACAAAATAGGCGACACGATTAGTTACGAGACCTGGGGCGGCGTGCTCCGTACGGGTGTAGTGACTGGGAAGTATGCGGATGTCAAGAATGGTCAACCAGGCTTTGACATGACGCTCGAGTCAGGAAAGACGGTTTGGGGATACGACGAGCAGATTGTCGTGATGCCGGCGCATGCGTAGCGCGGGCAACAAGAGTACAAAACTCGGGATTGTATAATGATTACATGACATCGACCAACGAATACTCATCACTAATCCAGAATCCCGATAAACCAGCCACCCTTATTCATAACGACTCATACCACCTTCTTCTCAGCCTGCTCACACACGAACAGCGCGCAATACTTCACGAACACGCAATCGCTGGGCGCTTCGTCGCCTACGCCGTCCGTCCCGATACCCGACCAGTCTGGGTGAGCGTCGCGTAACGCGACAAAAACTCGGGAGAGTATAATAAACTTACACAACGACGAAAGGCACAAAACATGAAACCAATGCAAATCACCAGCGCTTCCGACCGCGGCGCACTCGAGCCACTATTTATCGCCGCCGCCGAACACGACCTAACATTTTCAAACTTCACGTACGACATCGCCGACGACAACCTCATCACATTCACCCTCAACTTCCCAAGCAACTTTACCGAAGCCGACTTCGCCAGCATGTGCCGCGACAACCAGCTCGACGAGCTCTGCGACATGCTTCCCGAAAGCTAAAATCGGGAAAGTATAATGTACTCACAACGAAAAAAGGAGCGCGGGTGGACTTGCTAGTACTACTGTCGGCGCTTACGCTGATGGCAGCTGTTTGGCTGCGCGATCAGCCGTAGACTGCCAGTGCTGGGAAAACTCCGGATCGTATAATGATCCTATCACTACGACGAAAGGAATACGATGGACGAGAGATTAGACGATAAGGCGTGTGAGATCGTTGAAACGATTGAAGGCGCGGATCGCGAAGCTGATCTGGTTTACGGTGGGCTGGTTCGTGAACTGGTTCGTGATGGAGAGTTCTCGAGCGAAGAGATCGGGGAAATTCTGAGCGCGGTTGAAGAAAAAATAAAGGGCCTGAACGAGTGGTACGCGGAGATGAATATCAAGCGAGCGTTCCCGATGTAATTCGGGACGCGAAAAAGCCCGGTCGCGATGAGCGCCGGGCTGGTTCGTGTTTGCGTGGTTTGTAAAGTTTATAAGGTTTCGTGAATTTGCGTGTCGCAGAGGAGGCAAAATAGGTCGTAAGCGTCGGTTTGCGGGTTGTACGTGTAAGGCGCGGGGATAAGGAATTCGGTTGAGTTGCTTGCGCATTGTACGCAATGCACTTCGTCGTGGTGGTTTACATATGTAAGTGTTGTGTAGGTTTTCATGTTTATTATTATACTTACCCTAGTTTTTTGCAGCTGAAAATGCGCACGAAAAAGCCCGGACGCTGTAAGACGCCCGGGTTAGTTCGTTTGAGGATCGCGTTCGCGTTATAAAACGCGCTCGAGTTCGTCGGGATCGTTTACGCCGGCGTAATCGCAGAGTTCGTTTAGATCGGTTTCGTCGTTCGCGTTTACGATAATCGTGACGTCGTTTGGCTGGTGCGGGTTACGCCAGGCGTAACGAACGAAGCTGACGCCGGCTGGAAGGTAGAGGGCGATTAGTTCGTCGAGCGTTAGGCCGGTTTCGTATGGTTCGTCGTTATAGTCGATGCTGATGGAGTATTGTGCCATGTTTTTCGCTTTCGTATTGGGTTGGTATAACGATTATATTTTACAGTCCCGAGTTAGCCGCCGCACGTCTTCGCACGCGCATCAACAAACTCACGTCCTAGCGCGGTAGTAAACTCGAGACAGTAATATGTACTCACAACCAACGACGAAGGAGAGAATGATGGTGGTAATTGAATGGGGATACCTCGCAAAGCACGGCGACAACCCACCAACGCTTGAATTGGATGCGACAGAGGCCGAACTCGCCGAAGCACGTGAAACCCTGAACTCGAGCGAGTATGCGGTGTGGGTAGGCGAAGTGAGCTCCGGCGCGGTCCATGCCGAGGCAATGGCCGAAGCGAGGCGCATGGGATAGGGCGCAAGCCCTACCCTACCAACCCTTGCGGGTAAAACTAGGGAACGTATAATAATCTCATGAAAACCTACACGATCAGCGTTCCATCCGGAAAATACACGATCAATCTCGATAACGATTCCTGCGCGTACGACGCGTACGAATATTTTCTCGCGAACGATCTAACGACCAACGATATCGCGACGATTTCAAACGACGACTTCGACGTCTATAATCTCATCACGATTACCAGATAACCAGATCAATCCGTCAGCGACGCGCGTCCCCCACGCGCTCGCCTGACAAAACTTCGGAACATATAATGAACTCACCAACGACAAAGGAGACAAAGTGAAGCAAGGAATTAAGATTACGCCGGCAGGCGAGGTTGAAGTAATTGACTTCTCAAAGCCTGACGAGCTCAGCGTGTTGCAGACTGCGGTTGGAGGCTGGGTACAAGCAATTGACCTCAGCAACATCCTCTCGCTTTGGGTCAACGAAGAAGGCAAGATGATTAGACTCGAGCACAATCCAATTGCTCAAGTCTTTTGGGACATGTCATTTGGCCAAGAAACCGACTACATCGTAGGTACGGTTGTATTGACTGGGACACCAGATGCGGATGGCGAGACGCAGGGACTTAGCGATGAGCACATTCAAGTGCTGAAAGAGTTCATTGAGGCAGCTGCGGGAAGCGTTCTCGAGACAGTAAAGTAGCATCGTCAACCTAACCGAAAGGACAACATGAAAAAGAAGTACGCAAACAACCCGAAGGCCGCCGAGGCACGTATCTACGAACTGAGCCGCAAGATCACAGACATGCGGGAAGAAGTTCAAGAGCTTGCCGAAGTACTTCGTGAGAGCAAAGAGTCATTTGAATGGACATTGACTGGTTTGATGCCAAGCAAGTCGGCAAACGAGTACGATCCATTTGAATTCAACCCGGTTACCAAGCAATTCAACTAAGTAACGAGTTGCCGGCTGGCCTGCTTATGCGGGCTGGCTGGCAAACTCAGGATCGTACAATGGTCTCGTCAACCTAACGAAAGGACAACGCAATGAACAAGAGCATCGTTCAGTTTCACGATGGACAAATGATCCGTCAGCGAGTGATGTACTCACATCTTGTCTCATCATTCTTCAATGACCTCAAGCGTTGCGGTATTGATATGACGACAGTCATCTCAACCAATCGCTTTGCGGGTGACTTTGAAGTGGGGTACCTTAACTTTGAGTACCCATTGGTGGGAAACCGCAAGACTGGTCTGTGGGAGTAGTGGGTTAGTTGTAAGAACTCAGGACTTTATAATGATCTCATCACCACGACGAAGGGACCAAATCATGAAGCCATCAACCAGAGCACACGAAGTCTACGATCAGTCGCGAAAACTCATCGTCTTCGGTGGGAGCAAGACGAAGTGTAATCAGTACTGGGCCAACCAAGCGCCACAAGCGCGCCAAACCCTTATCGTCCGGGTATCCGGGCGATAGGGGCTAGGCCCAGAACTCAAGAAAGTATTATGTCTATACCAACAACAAGAGGAGACAGAGCATGGAAATGCAGACAATGACCCAGTGCGTTGAATGCGGGCGAGTGTTTGATCTAACCAGCGAGCAAGATGCAGCTGAAGCAGCCTACGGACACGATTGCGAGGCGTAATAAGGGTTTGCGGGTAAGCTGGAGTACTTTCTAAGGAAAGTATATTAGATCCAGACGCGGTGGTTAGTCACAAAATTGGCCAGACCACCAAGTATTATGTAATTCACAACAACAACAAGGAGAGATCATGGAAATTCATATTGACTTATACAATTCAATTAGTGCGGTAGCCTGGGCGATTGCAGTATTTTTGATTGCGGGAATCTCAATGACCAGGGGACGTAAGTGATTACGTTTCTAGCACTCGTTGCGGTAGTCCAAGCCTTTATGGCACTCTGCCTCGCTACAGCGAGCTACAGCGCGTCTCATGAAGCACTAACAGCAGTGGAGCGCGGTCTTCGCAGAGAATTGGCGTGGGCTAACCTAATGGACACTGTTCAGGTCGGCCGTGACGACATAGATATGTTGCGGTCAAAGAGAAATCACCCGGCTTCAGGTAATTTCTAAGGAAAGTAAGATAATGGCGCGGGTCAACAGGTGGCCTGCTTCAAATGACAAAGGACACAAGCATGGGTATGGATGTATTTGGCAAAGAGCCAAAATCTAAAAGTGGCGAGTACTTTCGCAACAATGTTTGGTACTGGCGTCCGCTGTGGGAATACTGCACTATAGTTGCAGAAGATCTTGTTGCGGGTGTTGATGGCCACAGCAATGGAGGCGATGGACTTGGTGCTGAAGGCGCAGATGATCTATCAGTCATACTGTACAACGAGCTCGCAAGCGGTCGCACTGCAATATATGAAGCGATGTACCGCAATTTGATTGCAAGCCAACCTCGTGAACAATGCAAGTACTGCGAAGGCACAGGCGTCAGGACAGATGCGGTTGGTCAAGACATGGGTATGCCAGAGCGAAAGCTCGATGAAGCAGTTGCGGTAGTTGTTGGTCGTGATTACGGCTGGTGCAATGGGTGCAATGGCGAAGGTGAAGTCAACCCTTTTGACACCAATTATCCGTTTGATGTAGAAAATGTTAGAGCGTTTGCTGACTTCTTGAAAGACAGCGGCGGCTTCAGCATTTGTTGATCGCACCCATGCGAATGCTGCTAGCCGGGACGATAACCTTGTACCGCGATGCGGGTCGTCCCAGGCTGGCAGCTCATAAGTAGATCAAACTCAAGACAGTAATATACATGGGAGGCGAAATGACAGTACGGATAGTTGACATTGGAATTTGGCGAGCACAGGCAGCGTGTATCGGACATGGCGATTTGTTCTTTGAAGATCGCATGCGGACAGTTGTCAACAGAGCGAAGAAGATTTGCGACAAGTGCGCGGTAAAGCAGGAGTGCTTGGACTACGCGCTACGCAATAACGAAGAAGGAGTGTGGGGAGGACTCACAGCAAACGAACGTCGCAAGGTCAAGCGGATCGCCAAAAAGGCAGGTCTTGCGAAATGACGCGGTTACCTCGTGCCATAGTATATAGTGTCATTCCTCAAAAGTAGAAGGACTATCATGAGCGAACGAGAGCCAAAAAATAAGTTTATATGGAAGTGTCCAGATTGCGGTAATAAGGTCACGGTTTACGTCAATGTTTCAGAGCCACCGACATGCCAAAATCCAGCAAAGCACACGAGTAAGGTTGTGTCAATGGAGCAGGTCAAGAAATGAAAAGACTTACAGCTTTGGTATTTGCGGTCATTACTGCAGGGTACGGCTACGTCTACTGGGATCGCAACAGGAAACGAAAGGCACCGACGACGCTACTTGGCGTTGTAAAGCCAAAAAAAGAAATGTTTGAGTAGATCACAAAATTCTAAAAAGTAAGTGGTATAGTACTCACCAATGACGAAGGAGAACAGATCTTGAGTAACGATAAACTACTCAACGAAGCGGCTGCGCTTATTGCAACGTCGCGGTTAACTCTGCAACTTATCGCAGAAGACATAGACACAATCAAAACAGCAAGTACACAACGAAGGAGCACAATTATGTCCACCGAATTGACAGCCCAGCGTGCGGGTGAACTGTACGCATCAGGCCAGAGCGTCATTGAAGTTGCACGAGAGTACAGCATGACGTACGCACAAGTTCGCAAGCTCATCGGCGCAAGCGGTACCCCAATCCGTAACGCATCTGATCGCCTCAAGGGTCGTACCCGTAAGGCAGAGCGCGCCTAACATGCCTACTTGGTTCTCGCAATTGCGAAACCTCGTATGGACTGCCGTACTCGCGGTGGTTTCAGGGATCGTCGCCCTGGCCACCGCGGTATTAGGCGGCAGCTTCGAGTTGATCGCAGGCTTTGGGGTTCTTGGCCTTATCTTTGCGGTCTTAGCTCAGAAATCATAGAATTCTAGGGAATGTATAGTTACACAAGAAGGAGTTAAGCGCATGGAACACGATGACCAGAAGGTCTATAAAATAAGTACGGTTATGCGTGACGGAACTCCGATGGAAGTTCACGTTCGCGGTGATAAAAAGCGACGTGAATTTGTAAGAATGCTGAACGAAGAGTACGGCATTGTTGAGGTTGAAGAAGTTGATCCTGCTGATGTACAGGAAAGCCTCATCGAGAAGTAGTTACATCAAATAAATAGGTTCGCACCCAACGACAAAACGACAAGGAGAAAAGTATGTGGGTGTTCACCCCAGATGGATTTATTAGCGCGGTAGACAACAAGGCCAAGCCAGGTCATCTAGCAGTTCGTGCTCGAGACAGAAAGTCACTTGAGACTCTTCAAGAAATGTCAGGCGCAGAAATTGAGTTCACGCCTATGCGGGACTACCAGTATCGTGTGTACGTGACAAAAGAAATGCTCCAAGACTTCATGAATGTCATGGTTGACGCCATTGAGTACGCAAACTTCAAGGACGAGCTATACGCAGTACGCGGTAAGACATTCGCTCGAGCAGCTGGACAAGTATGGGGCATCATGTGCGATGTCGCAGACCAGGAATATCAAGACTGGTATGCGGATCAGTACACTTCACGAGTCCGCGGGTAAGTAATGGCAGCCAAGCATGAGTGCATGTTCTGTGACGATCTCTTTGAGACGATCACGCAGCATATGATTCATGTTATGCGCAACCACGATGTACGCTACCGTCGGCATGCAGATCTTCCACTAAGGCCGATCTCATGCCGCGGTTGTACTAAGCCTGTAAAGCCAGGCGTATTTGAATGCGGTTCATGTGGAGTCACGTACCCAGAAGACTTCTGGGACCACAACACGCCTAACAGAAATTAGATCTCAGGACTGTAAAGTAGTCTCGTACATCCGATCATGAAAGGATCAATCATGGCAATCAAGAAGAAGCACACTAAAGATCTTGAGTCAGTTCAAGCTCGTATTGCGGTTCTTGGATACGAAATCCAAACTCGTAAAGAAGAGCTTGAAGAGCTCGCAAAACACCTAGCCGACTTCGAGCTGTCGGTTTCTGTAGATATCCGTGCGCTCAAAGATATCCACGGCATCGTCGCAAGCGGTTGGAACATCTAAGTATTGTCACGCGGTAACAGGCGCTACCTGGTATCGTGTAGACAATGACGACTATCATCGCGGTTCAAGGTCCAACATGGGCGGTCGTAGGGTTTGACTCAAAGGTTACCGAAGAAGGTGGACGTTCGTACACACTTGGTCGTGGTTCAGCGAAGGTAATGAAAAATGGTCAGTACCTTCTTGGTGCAGCAGGCGACGTGCGGGCAATTAACATTCTTGCCTACGCATTCTCACCTCCTAGCGCGGGTGACTTGACAGGGATCCGTTTAGACAGGTTCATGACAAGTAAGTTCATACCAGCGCTTCGTCAATGCTTTGAAGATCATGGCTACGTCGCAAAAGAGCAGAAGGAGCAAGCGGTTCATGGTTCTACCGTTCTTGCGATGATCAATGGTCAGATCTATGAAATCGGAGAAGACTACGCATGGGTTCGTGACACCACAGGTATCTACTCGTTCGGTTCAGGTGGTGACTACGCACTCGCGGCGATGTACGCAAAGTGGGGAGACGCACTCAACGAATTGAGCCTTGCGGATACTCAAAAGCTCGTACGTGAAGCACTTCATATTGCGGGTAAGCTTGATGCTGGATCAGGAGCACCGTTCCATGTACTGCACCAGACAGTAAGGCCAGCCATACGCAAAAAGACGAAGGCAAGTACGAACTAAGGATTGTACAATTAACTCAGGCGGATTACGACAGGAGATGAAATGACAAAGGTACTTGAAAAAGTGATGTATGCGGTATTCATTGCGGTAATCGCAGCTGCATTTGCTATTTGGAATAGCATGAACAATCAATTCAATGCGTACGTCTGCAATACCAAGCCAGTGATCGTCCAAGAAGGCGACACAATGTGGGAAATAGCCCACGCAAATTGTTCAGGTAACGTAGTCAACGCGGTTGACGACCTGGTTCAAGAGTACGGTTTCACAGAGATCTATCCAGGGCAGCAACTATTTCTACCAAGTAATCCATAAATAAAGGAGACGCATGAAGCGTTGGGAAGACCTTGACGAGGATACACGTAAGCGGTTATGCGAAAGCGCGTATCATGGTTTAGTTGAACGCGGTCAATACCATGACCAAGTATTGATTGAAAAGGTCGCTCGTGAAAGGTACGAAGAATCATCGCTTGCGGTTCGTTAATGAAACTCAAGACGATACAATGTACTCACCAACATAAGTAAGCACGAGGCAATACATGAATGAACCAGAATACCTAAGACTTGAAGGTGGTCCAACCACGGTTGAGGACGACCAACGTGAACTACGTCGTATCGCAAAGCGTGACGCGGATAGTAATGAAAGATATTTGCGTAACCTGATGGGCGATGACGAATACGAGGCGTGGGACAACGATTAACCCACACTGCGTCTAACGCGGTATACAATTAGCGCATGGGTAAAAGCGTAATGGAGCAGATTGCACTGCTTCCAGTTGATCAACAACGTGCCGTGCTTGAAGGTCTTGACATGGAACAGTTGATATGGGACTGGAAAGCGTGGGCTCGGCCAGAACAGTTACCGCCTGCGGGTGATGATTGGGCGATATGGATGTACCTAGCTGGTCGTGGTGCTGGCAAGACACGTGCAGCCGCTGAGTGGGTACGCGATATGGCAAAGCGAACTGACAAAGGTCAATTGCGGTTCGCGCTTGTTGCACGTACTGCAGCTGACGTGCGTGACGTTATCGTTGAAGGTGAGTCAGGTATCATCAACGTGTCACCTCCAAGCGAACGACCACTGTACGAACCATCAAAGCGCCGACTAACATGGCCAAATGGTAATACGGCTACATGTTTTACTGCCGATGAACCAGATGGTTTACGCGGTCCTCAATTCCACTATGCTTGGGCAGATGAAATCGCTGCGTGGCGTCAGTCGCCCGACGCTGCGGGCATGACGTCATGGGATAACTTACGAGTGGGAACGCGACTTGGCAGCTCGCCACAGATCATTTGCACAACAACCCCAAAAAGAGTTCCTGTTTTGTACGCACTAATCAATGAAGCTGAAAAGACTGGTCGTGTCGTTATTTCAAAAGGTTCAACGATGGACAATGCGGGTAACCTATCTGAAACCTATCTTGACGCAATCACAGGCGTATATGCGGGTACTCGTCTGGCCGCGCAAGAACTTTATGGCGAAATGTTGAGCGACGTTGAAGGTGCGCTTTGGACAATTGAATTGATTGAAAAAAGCAGGCAAGACGTATTTCCAGTAGGCGCGCCACTTCGTGTAGTCGGCGTTGACCCGTCAGTCGCAGAGAACCCACGTGACGAATGCGGGATCGTTGTATGCGCATCAACTGCAGATCACGATTTGTATAAACGTCAAGCATGGGTAATGGAAGACGCAACAATTCATGGTTCGCCAGAAGTCTGGGCAAATGCGGTTGTTGCGATGGCACGTAAGTATGGTTGTCCAGTCGTTGCTGAAGTTAACCAAGGTGGCGCACTCGTTCGTAATGCAATCAACGCAATTGATCCTCACATTAAAGTCCTTGAAGTCCATTCAAAATACGGTAAAGCGTTGCGGGCAGAACCAGTTACATTGGCCTACGAGCAAGGACGTATTCATCACATCAACTACCTAGCCGACCTTGAATCCCAAATGTGTTCGTGGATTCCGGGCGAAGGTAAGTCGCCAGACAGAGTTGATGCGCTCGTTCACGCGCTTACTGCGTTAATGATCAAGCCACCAAGCGGCTTCGTAGGTGGTACAATTACGGCAAGATCGCATGCGGGTAGACGTATGCCAGCGTGGCGCGGTAATGGCGGGGCGGCTGGCGGCAGTGGACGCGGTGGTCGTGTATTCAATCCAAATCGTTAAAAGTAACAACGAAAGCGAGTAAGAAAAATGAGTGATGAAGTAACAAATGAAGTCGTTGAGGAAGTCGTTGAGGCACAAGTTGTTGCTGAAGTAACGCCTGAACCAGTGGTCGTAGCCGAAGAACCAGTAGTGGTTGCCGAAGAACCAGTTGCGGTCATTGAAGAGCCAGCCAAGGTCAGCAAGCCTACACGCGGTGGGACACCATCGCCTGTGCGCCACGTCGTAAGCGGTGGTGACACTGACGACGTGTATCTTGATAAGTGCGTGTATATGAATAAGTACGCTCGTAAGTCGCTCACAGTCCACCATGCCCAACGTCGTCTCGTCGAGTTGGGGTATCACGATGCGGGTAGTGACAAGGATGGCTGGTATGGCGAACTAACTCACATCGCAGTCGCCTCCTTCCAAAAAGATCGCTCGATTGCGGGTGAAGGTTGTATGAACTCAGAGACGTTCGTTGCCCTCTTTGATGGTGACCAGAACGTAACTGTCCATCTCGCCTAGCATCAACATATGCGGGCATGCCCAGCTATAGCCAAGACGCTCAACTATAGTTGAAGCGCCCAACTATAGCCAAGACGCTCAACTATAGTTGAAGCGCCCAACTATAGTATGCGGGTATCAACTATAGCCAAGACCCTTGGCATTAGTGCGGGTGACATTGCGCGGTAAGTAGGTGGCCTCCTTAGCCACGCGCGGTGACATGAGAGGTAATACCACTAGTCATCGAGTACTCGTACTCGTACAAATACATATTGGTCATTCGCAATGCCTATGCGGGTACTCGTTTGTAACGACTTAGCCCTTGCGGGTAACATCAATACATATGCGGGTACTCGTTACGTCGCACACATGTTCATGCGGGTCACGTTATACAACAAAAAAGCGGGGGCTTTCGCCCCCGCTGTTTGCTTTATTATTTCAGATGTTCCAACCAGTTGCTACGATCCCGAACTCGTCCTTTAGGCCTCGGATATCTACATTGAGGGAAAGTTCAAAATCAGCGAGGTGGTTGGCAAGTTCTTCGAGTTCTTCTTTTCGTACAGAGATCTCGTAACGCAAGACCGAGATTCTTGCTTGGACTGCCTCTAGATTCTTCGTGTGCTTTTTATTTGCCTTCATGTTATTGTCCTTTCGTCGTATCAGGCGATTACCTGATGATATCAATATACCAAACTTTTAGCACAATAGCAAGTCACCTGTGAATATTCTTCTCATATATCAGTGAACTACTTTTGGCTGGCTTGTGCTCGCCTTGGCTACTCGTTACTACCTCATGTACTAATTGTGACCTGACATTGCTCATAGGCCACCTTGACAACAACCATGTCAACCTCTGTACTAATCCAAGCACGTCGTAGCTCATACAACTAACACGTCATCACGTGTCTCGCACATTGCTCGCTCGTTCCTGCGCCAGAAAACACAGGCCATAGACATGCGTGTGGGAACGATTTGACACATGTCGTTCAATAACGACAGCCGTCTATCAGGCCAAAATCAACTACTATAATGTACTATTCGTCCTCTTGTACAGAAGTTACGAGCTCATCTAACCTTAATGTATATCTCGTACATAAATGTTCCGCTGCGCCGACGTGCAGTGTACGAATGATACGATGCCAGAGATGAAGCTTCCAGATGATGAGGTTAAGGTTTTGGTTTCTTGTTCGGGCGACGTGCTTCGTGCACGGATACGTGCACTTCGCGAGGCAGGCTGGACGTTCGCGGCAATCGCCGACGCGTGGACGCCGCCCAAGCAACGCTCGTCAATCCGTGCCCTCTCCCAACAACCAACCAAATCCCCCCTCCCAATTGTTCCCTCTCCTCCTTCTTCCTCTTCGCATTCATCTCACTTAGCCGCAGCGGAAAAATCACGCCACAGGCACTCACGCGCACGTCGTTTCTATAGTCCGTCATTTCCAAAGATCTCGAATGATGACGCAAAAAGAATAGCGCAACTTGCACCCCTTGCCCGCCGCTACCGCGCCCGCGCAAATCCAACTGGTTCGTACGCCTTGGCAAATGAAGAACTTACGCAACTGTGCATTTCGCTTTACCGCGCGGGAGCTTCTGTGATAGAACTAGCGTCAGCAGCCAATGTGACATACCGCGCGATGGCCCGAAGAATTGGAGTAGGAAAATGAGCAGTATCTTTGATCTCTTTCCTGCCCGCGTTGTAGTTTGCCCTGACTCAACGCTTGTTTCAGCAGAAAGCCAAAGCACTTTTTCCTGGGCAGAGGCCATACACGTACAGCACTCTCGCCGAGTTGAGGCCGTTCGCGTAGTGCTGACTCGAGACACTGTAATGATCGCCGCTGACAGTAACTCTGGCCCAGTTTTGATCTTCCAAGAGAAATACGACCCAGCAACTCTCGACAAAACAAAAAAGCGCGCAACCCTAACGACCGTCACCGGCAAGTTTTTGTCCGTAGAAAAGGACGAGAATTGCGGTTGTGGAAGCCGTTTGCGGACATGGAATCCATCACGAACAATGCACTCATCAAAGGATCCAGTTGAATGAACATCAACGTACTTGAATTAGTCATCTTGTCACTGGCCGCGTATCGCATTGTTCGGCTGATCACGACCGATCACATTCTTAATCCAATCCGAGAGTGGATTTGGAAATGGTCAAAGCCAGAAGGAATTGGCCTCGGATATTTGATCACGTGCGAATGGTGTATGGGACTTTGGGTCGCATCAGGTCTTGTAGGTATGTATACAATAGCTAGTGAAACAACCGTTGTTGTATCTTGCATATTTGCAATCTCAGCAGTGGTTGGATTACTCTACCGCATTGACTAAGTTTTTGTTAATTCCGTAGCAAACGAACGAGGAGACAACAAGTAGTGGCTGTTTTTCGCAAAAGTATTGCACCAACCCGTCGGACATCGACACCGCCTACACGCTTGGTTCCTCCGTCTGGTTATTCGTTTGCAGAGGCCGCTCCTTTTTCTTCGCCGCGCGGATTGACCGCAGCAGCAGTTCAAGTTAAGCTTAATGACAAAACAGAAGCAGAACATTTCCGCGCTCGTCGCCAAGCAACATCGAGTGCATGGCAGGGTGAAGCTTGGGAATACTACGATGCGATTGGAGAGATCAAGTATGCTTTTAACCTTGTTGCTTCTGTTGTTAGCCGCATACGTTTATATGCTGCGGTCGTCGAGAACCCGGCAGAGGCACCTGTATCGGTCCGCTCGTCAGCGGTCGTTGATGCGCGACTCGCGGCAGCAGCAGAACGCGCACTCTCACGACTTGACTCAGCATACGGTGGACAAGCGGGACTTCTCCGAGATGCCGCGCTCAACCTTAGCGTAGCCGGTGAATGCTTCTTAGTTCAGATGCCAGCGCGCATCGGAACTGGAATTCCAGAGTCATGGGATATTCGTTCAGTTGATGAAGTTCAAGTTGACTCAAAGAACAACTATGGAATTATCTCACGCCGCGATATTTTGATGGGTGGCCAATCAATTGGTGGAAAAACTGGCAAGGGCATCACTGCACTTCCAGGATCTGCTTTCGTTGGTCGCATCTGGCGCGCACACCCACGCTTTTCTGAAGAGGCTGATTCTTCACTACGAGGAATGCTTGACATGTGCGCAGAGCTTTTGTTGCTTAACCGCACGTTCCGTTCAACGGCGCGTTCACGTTTGAATGCTGGTGCACTGTACCTTCCAGACGGCTTGAGTGTTGCAGCAACTCCAGATCCGAACTATCCATTTGATGAAGTTGGCGACCTCAACCCAGGATTCAATCCTGAAGAAGCAGCTGACGAATTTGAAGATCAACTCATTGATGCGATGACCACGCCTATTCGTGACGAGGACTCTGCATCAGCAGTTGTGCCTTTGATTATTCGTGGACCTGCTGAACTTGGTGACAAGATCAAGCAGTTCAAGTTTGAGCGTTCATTTGACCCAGCACTTGCACAACGTGCTGATCGCGTTCTCGAGCGTATCTTGCAAGGTCTCGATGTTCCAAAAGATATCGTCACAGGTCTTGCAAACGTAAAGTACAGCAACGCGCTTCAGATTGACGAAGCACTGTATAAGGCACACATCGAGCCAATGATGCTGCTTATCGCAGACGCGCTCACAGTTGTGTACTTGCGTCCGTATCTCTTGGCAAATGGTTTTGAC